CCAGTCAGGGTCATTAGCCCGTCGCCACACTTCCTTAGCAGAAGTTCGCTCAATCGGCTGTTGCCCCTTGGCAATACCAGTAACTTCAAGAATGTTAGCCGGAGCATTGATAATAGACTCAGTAGCATAAGCCAAACCCGACTCAATATACTGCTGAGGAATACCAATAGTTTTAGTGATATCCCTGAAGCCAAACGGGTCCAGTACCGGACCAGCAACATTCTCTTTCAACCAACCCAAAACACCCTTGCTTGGCTTACCCTTGCCAGCAGCAACAGACTGCACATCCTGCATCAACTTCTCATACTGACCTGTCCCCGCCAAACGAGAACCAAGAGTCTGCGCTGCAGTCTGCAACTGCATGCGCTCCTCAGATGCAGTAGAACGTTTATCACCAACAGCAGTACCACCCTTAGGCGAGGACAAACCAGCAACAGCCTCAACCAGCCCACGAGAAACAGTACCGCCAGTAGTAGGTACAGTACCCGTACCCGATTTTCTACCCTTAGGGTTTACCGGAACATCAACACCCGAACCGAACGGTGAACGTTTAACTACCATTTACCCCAAAGCCTTCTTCAGTAGCACACTAGGAATAACTTTCTTCAACGCCTCTTGATACGGCGTGGACTTAATCTTCCCACGCTTCTCCAACTCCTGCATATAGCCACGCTCAAACTGCGACCTGTCAGCAATAACCTTCTTATTGATTTTAGCCAACTGCTCTTGCTGCTTCTCAGTATTCTTGTAGCCCTTGGAACCTTTGCCAAGTGTGCCACGCAACGGCTTTGGTGTGGGTGTTTTGATTTCTTCGCCAGCACGACGCTTAGCCAAAGCAGCAAAAGTTTCCTTCGGGTCAGGCAAACTATACAAATCACCAAAGCCGGTACTCTTGCCAAAGATTGTTTGCGATGCCGACTCGCCAGCCTTGATTCCCAAATCCTGACGTTGCTTAGTCCAAGCCTTATAGTTCTCCGCTTCCTCACGACGAAGTTTATCCACCTCATCCTTCAAGAAAGCATCCCTATCACCTTTCAACGATTCAATCAAAGCACCAGCAGTTGCATCATCAAGACCGTACTCTTTGGCACGTGAACGCTGTTCCTCTATAAGCGCATCAGCAGTAGCAGGGTTATTGCCCGATGCCCTAACCTTATTAAAAAAGTCATTAACAAACTTCCACTGGTTCGGGTAGGCAGTAGAAATCTGCCTCCACTTATCTTCAGTTGGGTTAATGATTTCCAACTCAATCTGCTGAGGGTCATAATAGGTTCTGTCAGTATCATAAGTATCCAGCCCCGACTGGTCTGCTAGCGACTGGGACTGTTGACGGAAACCCGTCAGCAACTCAGGGTTGCCAACAAGCACACGCAACAAATCCTTATCAGAAACTTTTGAACTTAGGTCGGTGAACGAACCGCCCGACGACAAGAAAGAAAGAACCTGCTCAGGAGTCAACTGCTTATTCTTCTTAGAGGCTGCCATTACTTCTTCCCCTTATTTGGCTTGGGCTTGGGCTTGGATTTCTTAGGTGCAGGACCATACTCCGCAACAGTCTTAGCACGCTGCAAAGCACCCTCAGACATGCCACCCAACAAAGACTCAATACCCTGCGACATCAACGCCTGCTGCGCACGAGCGATGTCCCCGCTAATATCCATGCCACGACCACGAAGTTCATTAAGGGCACGCATCTGCTCCGCATTAATCCCAGCCTGACCAGCCTGACGAGCCAACGCCAACTGCTGAGCAGCCATAGACCCACCCGTCTGAATGTCAGACCTAGCAGCATCCAGCACAGCCTGCTGGGCAGTTGACAACTGACCGGCAGAACCTTTAACTATGTCGGGCAACTGTTGCGCCATCTGCGCATCAGCAGCAGATTGCGCCTGAACAGACTCGGTGCCAGCACCATAAGCACCCAGCGCAGACAACAACGGATTCTGCTCCTGCTGAAGATTAACAATCGGAACATTCTGATATGCCGTACTAGTAGGGATTGCAGCCAGCGCCTGTTGCGTAGCCTGATTAATGTTCTGCTGGTTTGCACCATACTGCGTCTGCAAGTAATCCATGGCAGCCTGCTGCTGCTGATTAATGCCCTGCTCCTGCTGAGTAAACATCGGATTATAAATATCTGAAAGGATACGTGCCAAGTCGTTACCCTGCTGGGTGTACATCTGCTGCCCACGGCGACCAGCCTGCTCCAAGATTCTTGCAGCCTGCAAGCTGGGTGTACATCTGCTGCCCACGGCGACCAGCCTGCTCCAAGATTCTTGCAGCCTGCAAGCCACCTTGACGTGCCTGCGCACGTGGCACACCGCCACCTCCGCCACTCTTGCCAAGTATGACATCCAGCAACGCCTGCATGCTAGCATCTTCTTCACCAGCGACATCAGTCAAAGAAGCACGGGCACCGACACCCTCAGGTCGGGCACTAGCGATATTGCCCCAGCCTTGGGCTTTTGCCTCAGCCATATTAATCTTAGGCTTCTGACGAACCGGACGATTAGACGTAGGCTTGGGTGTGGGCTTGGGGGTAGTTGTCGGTACCGTAGTTTGGCTAGGAGGTCCAGCGGTGGTAGGCGGAGTTGACCCACCCTGCAAAGGCGGGTTCAGGTCCAGTTTCTCGTACCTGTTCGTCTGCTTATTGAACTTCAACTTGCCTTTGGACGGTGCCATACAAATACCTACCTTGTTCTATTAATATGCGCCAAGCCCCTTCAAAGTCATGGCGCTTTCCAAAATATCCTGCTGCTTAGCCAATCTCAGTTCAGCCAAATAATCCTCAATATCCCCACCCTGATTAGCCTCAGCCATAGCGATTTCATTTAAGGCTTGCTGGGTATTCAACGTCTCATTACCTAGGCTTTTCTGCAGGCTTTGGGCATACTTCTCCAACCCCGACCTAGCGATACCGGACTGCACATTAGGACCTACCAACCCACGATTAGCGTAGGAAGAAACCTTGGGGTCAAACCCTTCAATGTACTGTTCCTTAAGGTCGGCAATGTTGCGTTTGCCACGTTGCTGACCCAAGAACGCAGCCTGCTGATTAGCCAGCGACTGCTGCAATCTGTTACGTAGAACCTTTTGACTGTCCATTAGAGCCATGATTACCTCAACCTTAATACGCCAGTATTAACATTAATGTTCTGAGCGTCCTTAATGATTTTTATTTCCGAGTTCAAACGCTGGATTTCAACAACAAGGTTGCGGATAATCTGTTGCAGCACAACAGCATCCGTCCCTTTAAGGGAGTTAACCAAAGGAGTGTTCCAGTCCGAGTAGTTCATGTTTTAATAATGTAGTTAACAACAAGATATGGCTGCAAGTTATTGTGTGCCGTACCGCTACCGGTAGCATCCGAAAGTTTTGCAGCGTGGGGGTCAACGCTAACGCTATGTCCGTGAGCCAAGTCAGCATTGCTTGTGCCACCGCTGAATGTGTGTTGGTGCGAACCACCAGCATCAACAGAAGGGCTGGCGGTAGAACCGGCTTGGTTAGAGCCAGCCATAAAGAAACTTACACGTTGGTGACCGTGGCTAACTGCGCTACTGATTACGTCAGCAATAGCGGTGTGAGAGTGGCTACCGTTAGGGTCAACTGTTCCGCTAAAAGAGTGGCTGTGGTTACCCAAAGCGTTGCTTTGGTTAACCGCATGGCTGTATGCCGAAATGTTATGTTGGTGAGAAGCCAACTCAGCAATACTCAGGGCATGAGTCTTGGCACCACCGGTTTCACCCAACACATCAAACTCGGTCTGAGCAGCATCACGACCAGCAGGGACACGACCCTTAAGGTTAGGCAAGTTAAACGTGGTCGTACCATCACCAACGCATTCACCACACCAGTAGGAGCCAACAACTGCACCGTTGCACTAGCCAACTTGTCACTCGTAATAGCACCAGCATCAATGCTTGTCCCCGCTGAAAGAGATTCAACAAAAGATTTGACAGCCCCAAAGTTGCTGTTCATCTCCGACGGAACAATAGTTGTTCCGACGACAAACGAATAAGGAATAGTCAAAGTAGCCATCAGCCCCCAACCCTTCTAGAGTTAAACTTGTATCCAATACTGTTGATTCCCCAAGCCTGATTAAGCGGACCGGTAAACTGCAACTGAACAGTCCTAGCCATACCAAGATTCTTACCAGTCCTAATGACGCTAGACGCAGCACCAACAGCCCAAATGCCAGTACCCCACAAAGCAGTACCCCACGTACTGATTGTCGGAATAGTCTGCTCAATATCAAACTCACGTTTCCAGTTACTATCAGCCTCATCAAAGTTATGCCACACCTTGACGTTGATAGACTGGTTAGTAGAAGATTCCTTCAGCACCACATCAGGTCTGCGAAACATCTTCTTCTGCATATACGAACCAGCATCAAACCATTTCGTTTTATAGTAACTAGCAAAACCCTGACCAGTAGTAGTAATGACATCTGATTCGTCAGCGTACCTGTCCACGTTGAGAACATACGGCTGTGTGGGGTGAGCCATTAGGCGATACTCCACATTGTTTGCACCACGGAAGTCACAACCGCCTACGACACCATAGTCGTCGGCGGTCTTGAACATTGTAAAGGCAGCAAGAGATGGGTCAAAAACAAAGTTGACAGTTGCAACCGTCGGGATAGAACCCGACTCTGCGTAAGGCAAGGACAACCACAGCCGTCCACCAATCCAAGAAACAGTAACACCTTCGGTAGAGGATGACGAAACATAACCCAAATCTATAATCGGTTTAATGTTCGTGGATACTTCCACGATGCTACTGCCATCGGTGAAGAACAACCCTCTACCAAGCGCATAGAAGTAAACACCATTATCTGCAACAGCAAACGCATGGTGGGACTGGCATCCCAACTTGTCGCTGAGTTGGATGACACCAAAGTTACTTGGGTCGTTGCCGTAAATAATATATACAGCGTTGGGTTTGAACACCACTAGGGAGCCGTTTGCGACAGCCATCCCCGTAATGCCATTCCCACCGCCAAGCAAATCAAAATATGCATTAGAGTTCCAGTTAGTAGCAGTACCAGTAATAGAATAACGAAGCCTGTTAGGCAATGTTGTTGTTGTTCCAGCAACATCTTCTGTTGTTTGCCCAGCCCACATCCGGCTAGCGTGAACAGCAAGATGTTCACATTGAGGCATCTTAACTTCACTAGGCGTAGCAACCGTTTGCCAAGCATGAGGAGCGTAACTAGAGGCAGTAATCGGTGTAGCGTAAGTCTGACTAGTTTTCCACGAATACCCGCCGGACACAACAGCAGTACCTGTAGCAATATATAATGTGTCGCCCCACACCGCCATACAAGCACCATGCGGACTGTTGGCGACCACATCGTTACCAGCAGAAAACTGCAACGTGCTAAAGTTCCCACCAGTTGACCTGTAAACCTTAGTGCCATTAGACAGCATTACATTCGGAGTAGTTCCATCCCCGCTAAACGCTGTCAGTTTCTGCGGGTCCCACGTGCCACTAATCGCTGTGTCATTAATCCGCACCATCCCGCCCCTAGAGAACACTCCGCCTCTAGGGTCAATCTCCACATTCAACATCTTTGGCGATTCATTCTCAGACAACTGAAACTGGTCGGACCGAAGGTTCAGCCCGCCAGTAAAGTCTTTCTGCTCAAAGATATTCAGTTCAGCCATTACTGTCCTACTGTCCTAGATTACGACCGAGAGCCTGCAACCATCCCTTGTAGGTGGGGCGACCAGCAGTCGCCCCATGCGACATAATCATTGGTGTATGGCTAGTCGGTTTGTTGACATTGGAAGCAGCCAACGCAACACCCTCATCAAACGACTGCTTATAGATAGCAGACATCTGTGCATCTTCCAACTGCTGATAAACCCTAGAGACAGCATAATACACCAGCGGAAAATGCAAACTCGGATGTGCGTCCACCGTGCCATCAATACCAACCCAATCAACCGGTTGACGATAGCCACGACAAGTCAAAGTTCTCTGATTGTTCGGCTTTGGATACAAGTGGATACGGTCATTCCACACCGCATAAAACATTGGGTCGCCAGCAATATCATACGCCCCAACATAAACAGCCTCAGCCTCATCATAACCAATCATCTGCAACCGGTTACCGACAGCAGTATTGTCCACAATAGAAACAACCTGAGCAATCGGGTCAGCAGTAAAACCCGACACCAAATACGTTCTACCATTAGGAATAGTTTGGAACGAGAAACTTGTCTCCAACCAAGACCAGCGATTATGCAAATCCAAAATACGGTAATAGCCGTCACGGATATAAAGGTCCAACAAACTATCAGGCAAATCGTCTGTATCAAGGTCCACAATCTGACGGACAGTATTACGCAACTGCGGAGCAGTCATAGAACTATACGCCATCAGTCACCTCCGGATTGTCCTCGCTAACAACAGGCTTGTACTTGCGGATATGCCCCATGCAGTACTCGGTGCCTTTAGCACGCATGCCCTCACAACTATCGTCGTTGGCAACACACTTGTTGCCACGACCAATAAACGGTCCACTAGGCGCAGCAATACGAGAACCCGAAGTGGCAGCCAAACGGCTGCCATTTACGGGTACACCATGATATGCGTGGGCGGGGACAGAACCTGAAATACTCATCAAATATGGGTATTCTGTTCCTACTTAAGATTCATGCCTTGTTCAGCCCAAAACTTTTTGAAACGCTCAGCACGTTCCTTAGCACGAGGACCACCAGTTTCAGCCTTCTTCTTAATGTCAGCCCAGTTTGCCTTTACACGGGCTTCCTTGGATGTGGCATCAACCTTCGTTTGGCGTGCCTTATTGGCTTCAGAAGTTTTCTTCTTACTTTCCATCCGGCGCTGTTCCTTCTTCCAAAAACGCTCCTTGCCTTCAAGGCGCTTCATTTCGTCAGCCTCGTAGGCGTAACGCTGGTTCTTCTCCAACGGCACGTTAGCAGTATCCTTGGTGTTCTTAGGAATCTTGGAATACATCTTGGTGTTAACAGGCAACGGCACACCGCCATCGCCCTTCTTGCCCACAGTCGTAGAACCCATACTGGTATCACGCTGCTTCGGCTTTTCAACACCGACCTTCTTCATATTCTCAGCAGCCTTGCCAGCCTCCTGAGCCTTAGCCATCTCAGTACGCAAACGGTTCTGAGCCTGAGCCTCCTTCTTTTTCAAAGCAGCCCAACCCGACGACAACTGACGACCATTATTCTTCGGACCCTTAAACTGCGCCATAGCACGACGCACGTTACCCAACTCCTCCGTAGCCTTCTTCACATCACCAGTCGCCGTAGTGACACGAGTGCCTGCAGTTTTCTTCGCAGCATTAATAGCACTTCGGGCAGCAGCACTAGAACTTCTAGGCTTACTCACAGTCTTGGCTGTTGTGGCAGCAGCCTTTGCTGCAGCCCCCGCTGTTCGTGCAACACCACCGGCAGTAGCAGCCTTGGAAGCAGCACTAGCAGCCTTCGCTACAGCACCAGCAGCCATAGCACCTTTTGCTGCAGTAGCAGCAGCAGTACCCAAACGCCCAACAGGAATAGCACTAGCAGCCTGCAAACCCAAACCAGCAAGATTCTTATTCTTAATATCCTTAGCCAAACCAACAGCAGCATCCTTAGCGGAACCAATCGGATTAACAGCAGGCTTAGTAATAGCCTTGCCTACAGCCCCAGCAATCTTTGCACCCTTAGATACGCCACGTGCAATATCATCCCAAGGTCCAGGCTTATTCTTCGGCTTGGCACCAACCTTATTACGGGCACTAGGGTTCTGCGACTTGGATTCACGCTTGACCTGCTGGGCACGCTTGGAACCTTTGGTCAACGTACCGCCAACATTGGACTTCTTTGCTTTGGCATAAGCGTCACCGACGGTCATCTTTTTGGCTGCCATAAATACTCCGTATAAATAGAAATGGTGGGGGGCTTTCTCCCCCCACCATTATCCATTGCGTTCCCCAACGCCTGTCGGGGACTATAGCATATGTTGACTAAAACCTAGGCGGTCTTAGCGGTCAACTTGCCCTGCTTCTCACGGTTACGGCACGTAAGGTTACCGTAGCACATGATGAGTGCGTAGCGGGCATCAAGGTTTTCCGGACGGACAAACTCTGTCTGCTGGAACCACTTGCCCGAGTGACCGACCAGCGTGAGGTACTTGCTGTTCAAGAAGAACATCGTACCGGCAGGTGCGTGGACATCGTAGGTCACAGGAGCAGCCTTGAACAGCAGGTTTTGGAATCCAGCGTCTGCAGTCTTGGTGTCGGTGTAACGGAGTTGTGGCTGGAGCAACGCCTCGTACTTTTCGTACAGGGTCTGCGTGGTCAACACCATGTCAGGGTGGTCGTTGCCGACCGACACGCTGTTGTAAGCGGTTGCCATCTGAGCGAGGGTCAAAGCACCAGCGGTGTTCTCCTCGTATGAACGCCACCAATCATTCAGTGCGTCCGACGAGTCAATACCACCAACGGTGTTGCCCGACTCAACGAGGTTACCAAGACCGTTCCAGTTCTTGCCCGAGTTGCCGGTGCCGTCACCAAAGAACATTTGGTTAAAACCTTCACGCATTGACTCCTCAGCCTGCATAATCTTGGCTTCAAGGAGGTTAATGATTTCGGCTTCACCGTTGTTCTTGGCTTCTTCAATACCGGAGATAGCGATGGATGCAGCGTACTGCTTCCAATCGTACTCGGCTGCCGAGATGCCAGCCTGTGCGGTAAGGGAGATGGTGTCGTAACCGGAGTACGAAGCAACCGTAGAGTTCTGACCATAAATCAGAGGCTCAACAATCTTGGTACCGCCATCCAACATGCGGATGCGTCCCTTGTCGGTAAGGAAGTAGGTCAACGGACGTGCGGTGAACACGTTGTCGGTCAACTGGTCACGATAGTTCGCAAGCGTAGTTGACAAAAGTGTATCAAAGTTAGAGTTACCAGCGGGCATAATGCCACCTTTCTAGGTTAGAAGTTTGCGTTAAGTTCTTGCTTGGCAGCAGCCCAAGCATCACGGATTGACCTGATAGGTTCTGCTTCCTGTACCATTCCTGCCCCCGTCGGGTTAGAACCACCGGAAATAACAGAAGCCTCACGCTTGGACTCAATCACCTGTTGCTCACGAGCAGCCAGTTGTTCTCGTCCGGCACGTTCGGCTTCCTGCCGAGCCATAATCTTGTCAAAAGCAATCTGCTTATAGACTGATTCCAAATCAGTAGTTCCCACTCGGAGGGCAGCGTTCACTACTTCAGTTGAGTCAAAATCCTGATACTTGGATTGAAGCCGAGAAATCTCTTTCTCAACCTGTGCCATAGCCTGCTGTTCCTCAAATGCAGCAATCCGTTCGTCCAACGCCTTGTAGCGTTGTTCAACGGGGTCAACTTCCTCAAAGTCATCATCGTAGCCACTGACCATTTCGGCAGCAGCCTGACGGCTGATGCCATAATGACGAGCCAACAAATCAATGGTGGCAGCAGGGTCACGTTCCAACGCTGTTTGCAAAGTAGTGGCAAACTGCATTTGCTCACGTTGCTCTGCAAGTTCTTGCGTCTTGCGGGTATAGTCTGCTTGGCGTTGATAACCTGAGATTGCTTCACTCAAAGGTACATAAGACTCCTGCCCATCAATCTTGATAGGTACCCTATGATTTTGGTACTCATCAACACTAAGGACGGGTGTATCAATACCCTGACTGGGTGCCTCACTGGAAACTTCGGGTGACCCTGTTGAGGGTTCCATTCCGGATACGGCTGCGAGTTCGTCGCTCATTATGTTTTAATCTCCTAGAGTCCTAGAGTGGTTGCTCTATATATAATAAAACCCGTTCCTTACATCGGAGGGGCTGGGGGCATCTGCGGTGCCCCTGCGCCCAACTCCATCGGAGGAGCAGGGACAGGACCGGCAGGCATCGGCGGTGCAGGCGGTGGCTCTGCAGCCATAAACTGCTCGGGATTCTTCACGCCAAAACCAAACTGCAGTACGTGTGCAGCCAGTTCCTTCATGTTGATTATACCGGAACCGGCAAACGGTGCCATAGCGTCCACCATCTGCAACGCCATCTGTCGGCGGAACGACTCGTTCTGAGGCTGGGTAGAACCAGCAACAACCTCAAAGTCAAAGTCCCCCTGCAAGTAGTCTCGGTCAAAGGTGACCCAAGCAGGTTCGCCGTCCTTGCCCATCACACGTGCCACCTGCTCGCCAGTCATAAACTGGCGTGCCAAAGCAACCATGCGACGACCAACTTCGCTGATGCCCTTCTCAACGATTGACAACTTGTCGGCTGTCCTCGCATTACCGGCATCTTGAATCAGGTTCACTTCTGTTGCGGTGCGCCGAATCTCCGGCGAACCGCCACGCTGAATCTCCGTCACACCCGAAATCTGATTAATGTCTGCCGTAATCAACTCGGACTGACTATAGAACTCGGGAGGGTTAATAACCGCAGGCATCGGATAAATAACATTGGACAACGGCTCGTCAGTAATGACGGGCACCATGACGTTATCTTCCTGAGACTGAAGCGCCCCACGACCCATGCTGTCAAACGCCGACTCTTTATACAGCCACTTGCGAGCAAACCGTTTACGATGGTTCATCATCTGCGTACGAGTCTCATTCAACTCGTGCTGCATCGGCTCAATCTGCTCAAGGTCGCCAATCGGATAAAAACAATCCGGAACGTCATAGTTGCGCAACATCACAAAAGGCTGCCCAAACGAATAAGGCATCCGCATAGGGGCAATCAAAAACTTCTCAGACCCCTCGGAGAATACACACATTGTCCGGTTAGAAATATCGTAGAACTCCCAAATCTCAGCGTACCCTACAGACTTGTCGTAAATCTTTTTACGAGAAGGGTCAGTTGAATAGCGGGTCATACCCATCGTGCTAACTTCGTCACGGGCAGATTTGTTGTAACGCTTGTCACTCTTGATGTCACGCAATGGGCGACGGATACGCTGGGCAATCCAACGTGCATCCTTCATGCTTGTAGCGTCCGCATCCACAAAGATATCAAAAGGGGAAACACGTTCAGCAAACGGACTGT